TACAAAAATAACATTTAACTAGAAATAATATTAGAATTATATTAATTTCTATTATAAATATAAGATTATATGAGTAAAATAGGAATAACTATAGAAGAAGAACAAGTTAGAGAGACACAAGCAAGTCCACTAGTATATAATGTTAACCTACANCTCGGTGATATTATACAACTAGATGCTCCAACAAATAGCTCTTTACACGACAAAATTTATTTCATAAAGTTTATTAACAAAGAAAAAATAGTATTGATTGATGCTGCTAAAATAATTACGCTAACATTAGCACAAAATGGAAAATTAGAAGAAGAGTCAATAAGCAACATAATACTATTGAGTAGGCATAAAAGCCCCAGCTTTGTAGTTCAAAACAATTTAGAAGTAAAAAAATACATTTCTATTTATTTCGGAGAACCGCTCCCAAAAGTTTTAAATGGACTAATAACCAACATTGAAAACGATATGATAGAAGTGACAACATTACCAGAAAAAGACGTACTATATATAGATTTTGCATATTCAGGTATTCCTGAATTTTTGAATATTGAAAAAATTGTAATTCGCGACAAGGTGGATGAAACCAAATTAGCCGCATCAGAAACAAATAGTCAAGAAAAAGACAGTGACACTATGTCGGTTTTATATCAAGACGACGCACGCGAATTAGACTATGACTTAAAAGTATACGATACAGCGCAAAATTACGAAGACATTATTATAGATACTATTGAATTAGGCGTAGAGCTCGAAAGCATAGAACACGAAGTAAATGTATCCGACGAAGAACAACGCTTTAGCATTGATAAGCAAACAAATGACTATTTAGATAAATTAATCAACGCATATTTACCGGAGCAACGCACCCCAGAAGTAATAAATAGAATACACAATGAAATAAACTATTATTTGCAATTGCGAAATCTATATTCGAATTTTGACACAAACAATAATCCGTCAATCATTGAGGAACGCGGAGCACATTACAAATATTTAAAAGAGCAACTATTTAATTTGAATAAAAAGCTCTATTATATATTGCCAATCGTATCAAACGTTCGCAACCTCCTAATAAGCGACGTTGGCGAAATAGACGATATGGAGGACAAAAACTCGTATAGTTACCAACATATAGGAGAATTTATTGAAGCATTAAACGATGTATCTTTAAAATGGATTAATAATAGCTCAAAAGAGAAAATCAATAGCTATAAAGAGCATATAAAATCTCTCTCACAACTATTAGATAATGTTACAAATTATAGCGAAGAAAACATAAATGTAAATGGCCAAATAACAATGATAAATAGCATTGTNGANGATTTTTATAATTATAGCGTTAGCAAAGGCGGTCTCTCTAAAGATCGGTTTATNATGGACGTATATAATGACGGATACTCTATGTTAGAAACATATTATGCAAATAATAAGAAATATAACAAACATATCAAAATAGTTCCTAATGACTTTGTCAATATAATAGGATTTATGACATTGCCATTACCATTTTTCAATTTGTCCAAACTAAATACTCCATATACAAATATATGCGACAGAGCCAATTTAAATCACGACTTTATTCCTTACCAAATAGCGCTAAATAAGACAACGCTTTATAACAGCTATGTTTTAGAAAACGACGCTAAAGACAACTTCATCAATAGTAACACCAATATTCATAATAATAACATTTTATTTGCTATAAATAATTTTAGCACAGAACCTAGCGACCTTCCTTATTTGGAAAGTCTAAACTATTTGATGGAATCCTTTGTTCCAACAGCTGAGGCATTTATTGATGAATATGTGAAACTTTATAGCGACCAATCTCTCGACTATAGAACCTATAATATAGTAAATTTTGTATATGATCTTCAACCTCTAAATATAGATATATATAATTTGCACGCTAATGATTATAAAAAAATCGGCAAGCTAGTAAGCACCAATATTGATTATTATAAAAAAAGCTATAGGTCGAAAGAAACAAACTTTGCGCAATTTTTGAAAATTATTGCTGACTCCAATGCTAGGGCCAATAGCGACCCTTATAGCAATTCTAGCAAATACAATAATTTAACTTACTCCTTAAATATATTGACTAAGGACTTAAAGGCGGAGCTTTATAATTTTTATAAAATTAGCGATGAGCTCTTTAATAACAATGAGGAATTGTATAGCGCTATTGTGAAAATCGATAATGCGGACTTCTTTATGCAATGCATAAATAAAAATATTATGGATTTAGTAGTAGGAAACTTGCTTGAAAACTTTATAAAAGCTCACACACGAGAACAAGAAGAACGAGATAAGGAACGAGATAAAAGCAAAAGCAAAAACAAAAATAGTCAAGACGATCCAGCGTCAAAAGATATATTATCGTCAAAAGATATATTAAAGGGCGACATTGACGACCTAGTGTCAAGTTGCGAACGTTATGTATTATCGAAAAAATATAACACTTTGCAATCATTAGAAAACGATAATAATAAATTAATATATTTTGATGCAGTATATGATAATACTTTTTACAGCATTATAAATGATTATAAAAATGAGCGTGAAACTATGGACCGTAAACAATTTATTGACTTTATAGCAAGTAAGCTAATGGGTCAATTAAACTTAACAAAAGTAAACGCATATAGAGAGGCTGTGTCCATTGTCGATGAAAAACGCGAAGTAGTAGACGGAGATTATGCGCTATTATCTGGTAAAGACAGCAACAAAAATTATATATATGTAAGAAATGCTAATATATGGACACTAGAACCAAAATTTGAGAACAATTTTATTATAGAAACCAACCAAATATTTTGCAATAGCAACAAAGATTGCGTCTCTATTGATGAAAAATGTATGACAAACGAAGAGGCTAAAAAAGCCAGCATAAATAAAGATGTGGACGCTATATTAAAGAATTTTGAAAATAAATATGACTTAAGCATCGAAGATATTAAAGGTAAAATAAACACTAATTACGAGAATTCTAAAAAAAGAATAGCAAAAATAGAGTTGCTAAATAGAAGTGNNCGAGAGAAAAACAGCGCCTATTTAATAAGTCTTGAGGAAGTTCAAGAAAATAAAGTGCTCGTGTCTCCTTATGAAAAATTGAGAGATGCATTATTAAAGCAAAAAGATTTGACCTATAAATACTCTTGCATAAATAAATTTTGCATTAATTTTACAAGAAACGCTATAAAAGACGAGTCGCCACATTGGCTTTATTGTAATCAGTCAGGGGTTCGCTTGATCCCGTCATTTTTCTTAAGATTGGCNAATGTATTTATTAATAAANTGGACTATGCGCGCGAATTAGACGCTATATGCGCAGAACGCGGCACAATTAGCGATGACAATAATTTTTGGGTAGACAAATATAGCGGTTACATTATTAAAACAATCGCATTTGACACCGAAGAAGGCTATGACGAAAAAGGCTTCAAATTATTAACTCGCGCAACAGTCGAAGAAGATTATAACATAAATGTCAATTTAGAAAGCCAAATAAAAGACCAAGACCAAATGCAAGTAAAGGAAAAAGCAAATTTAAAATCACTAAACCCAAATATTGGAGCGATCTTGAATATACTAAAAGCAATGAGCTCTAGTATGGGCATAAACATTTCGCATAATCACGAACTGCTTATTAACAATGTTTTAACAATACAAAATGCAAATATTCCGTCGCAACAACAATACGAACAGTTTATCTTAAAAGCTACAAAAAAAGAAGGCAAAGTAAAGGAAATGCCTACTTATAAAGAAGCATATAATTCGTCACTGCTATTATTAACATTGTCATTTATCGTATATTGCGTTCAAATAAACATTCCCTCTTTACAAACAAAAAAGACTTTTCCGGGCTGTATTAAGTCGTTTAAAGGTTATCCGCTAGACGGCGAACAAGATAAAACGTCTATTGCATATATAGCTTGCGTTGCTAATAAGTTGAAAAGCTCTATTGATCCATGGAGCAGTTTATTGAAAATGTCCGAAAGCACAATTATGAAAAAAATGGAGGCGCTTATTGAAAAATATATACTTCCAAATAAAGAATTGGTCTCTCATTTGAATAAAAAACGCGCTTACTTATTATCAGAAGACGCAGTAAAAGATGAAATACCAGAATATTTGTCCATTAACACATGGCACACGTTTAATCCACCATTAAACGATATTAAAATTATGTCGGAAACAGTGCAACCNCTAGACGACACCTTTAAAACGCTATCTTATATGACACGTTTTCACGAGGAAGTCAAAACAATATTAAAGAAACACTGGAGTCTAAAGCAATATACACTAGTTACTATATTATTGAAAAAATACAAAATGTTGTTAAAAAAAATAGTCCATTATTGAAAAATTCAAACGACAATCCATTTTTAGAAAACGCGTGTTGTAATTCAAGCAAAAACACAATAGAATATTTTATAAGCGAAGATAAGTCTATAGCAACTTACAATAATTATGTAGCGTTTTATAATAATATATTAGCTAGCATAGACTTACTTACATATGCTCCGCAATTATATGACCCTAAAAACACTAAGCAAACACGTGCGTCTAATGAAGTAGCGTTTAGCGAAGAATTAGTATATAAAGCATTTATACACTTTTGCAACTTTAATAATCAGGTTCCGCTAGATGACGAATTGCGAGGACTATGCTTAGACAAACCTGCTAAATTTGACAATAGTAAGCCAATAAATGAAATCATAGCTGCCCTAAAAGAAGAAGGCAAGGTTTATAATTTTTCTTCCTTTGTTGAATTGTTACACATAATAAGTAAGCGAAACATAGTAAATATACCGGCAAACTTCCCTATTTTAAACAATATTGAGGCAATGCGTATATTAATTGAGGCCTATAGGCAAAATAGTTACTATAATTTGGACGACGACTTAATAACTAACTTAGAAGTTTTGCTCGATAACTTTTCAATAACTGCAGCCGAAAATAGCGAACTCCGCAATTTTAAGAATTTTATAGGCAAGTCAAACGTGCTATTAAAACAAAATATATTACAAATAATCAGCAAGCAGAGCTCAATTAGCAAATCAGATGTTGCTAAATTCTCTAAAAATATGACTATAGAAATAGACGTTGACAATATTAAATTTCACCAAAACTATATTATTAACTTTTTATATGTGTTTCCGTCGATCATTAGCAATAAAAATATTAATTATGGAGCAATACCTAAGCATTGGAAGCTATCTGAACTACATGTAAAAGACCTTTTTAACATAATACAAAAATACTATAATAACTTGAATAACTTTGATGCGCGACCTGAGCTGTTGCTAGCATTCAAAATAATAGCTAAACGCTGTAAAATATTGGTGGAGCTAATGCGTGTATTTTTATATAATAAAAATCTCATTGCTGGATCAAAGTCAGCAGTTAAAATTAGCAGCATATTTGACGAACAAGTGGTAAGTATGTTTTACAATTTTATATTTTATAAATTGATAAATGAGCTAGTAAATATTAGCGACGACGAAGAATTCTTGCTTGAAATTCAAGGGTCGGAAATAAATGACTATGCAAAAGACCAATTTTTGAAAAATAGCGTTGCCTATGTTTTAGAATATATAAACATAATGTCTAATCATCATAATTTAATTAATAATGGCTACAAAAAGGTAAAAGAAAAAATTAATATGGCAAAAGAAAAAGAAAAGACTATTATTACCGACTTCCTTAAAAATCTCTCTGACGAAGAACGCGAGATTGAAAATGTTTTGAAAAATAATAAGCTTGAAAAGTGGAATAAAGGTATGCAAAAGGGTCTAACCCAATATGTAAAAGAAAATTATGACGAAGAGCGCGAGGCATTAGATAAACAGGCGCTAAAAGAACGCAAATTACAGCAAAACAATAATGTAACTGCAATGAATAGAGAATTNTATAATCTTGATAATGATGAAAATGAAGCAATAGACCAAGCTATAAATGAAGAAGAATATAGCTTACAAGATGTTCCAGATGATGACGATTTTAATTATGACAATGACCAAGATGGAGATTATGGTAACGGCCCAGACGACCGAGATTATGATTAAAACATTTTACAGATTTTTATTTTTTATTTTTTATTTATTAAAATTTTTTAATAAATAAAAATAAATAAAAACTCTAAGCTAAGCTTTGCTCCTATAAGAAGTAAGAAAAAATTTTAAGGCTTTATATTTTTTAGCAATTTGTAACGGAAACCTTCTTTCAGGATGATCTCTTAATTCCTCTACTAATTTGCTCCAGGTTGTTCGTTTTTCATATTTTTCTGCAAGTAAGTCGTAAATATTTATAAACACTTTTTCTTTAAATAGTCGAAGCGCTTTTCTTATAGATGGTTACTGTTCTTCGCCAAATAGCACTAATATCTTATTTAACCATAACAAATCATTTAAATTTTTCTCCATAGTTTTACCAATATGGTCTTGCTCTTCAACAATCTTTACAATTAAAACGTGAATGTCTTCATATTCTTGACTATTTATTAAATTCATAATAGGATTGAACATAATATGCTTACTCTTTAGTTTAACTTTTAATTCGTCTATTAAA